TACTTATGACCGAAACTCCTTTAGCACAGCGCAAGCTGATGCCGAAGGATGGACGTCTGATCAAGTAGCGGCTGCCTTACTGCATTCTCAGCTGCTTAAAAAGCTAGCTCCGAATGGGCAAAGTGCTCAGGCTATTAAGTCGACTCTCGAAAAGTTCCGAGGGTTAAATAATAGTTTAGTATTCGCCCCCCCGAATGACGGGGACAGTGAGTCTATGGCTTACCTCCTTTCTTGCTTTCGCGAGAATGTGTGGGATGTCTTAGATATGAAGTTAGACGGGCAAGATTTTGGTATTGATTTTATTCAAGACCACTTCAAGGCCGGGCCAGGTGCGAGTGTGAAAGCGGATTCTCGTAATTTCTATACGAAATTATTTGATAGCAATCACTCCTGCACTTCGCCTTACGTCCTCGCCCTTTTTCGGGCGGCGATTTCTCGTTCGGAAACATGGACCAAGGCTTACGCCTTTTGGTCCAAGAAGTTCAGAACGGTTTTCGTAGGGGGTAATTCCCTCTTTACGGTAGCAAAAAACTCTGAGGTATCGCGAACATGCTGCACCGAACCCCTGCTGAACATGCTAATTCAGCAGGCTATTGGGGCGTTTATTGAGTTAGTACTCGGTCGTTTAGGCATCCGCCTAGACTCCCGACCCGATATCAATAGACGTTTGGCTCGCCAGGGCTCTCTCGATGGTTCTTTTGGAACCACGGATTTGCAGAGTGCGAGTGACAGCATACTTAAAGACTTGTGTGAGTGGGCCATTCCTCCATCATTTTTCAAATGGTTGAGTGTGGCTCGCTCTCAGACGGTCCGTTACCCAGACGGATCTGAAGAGCCTCTAAGGATGATCGGTACGATGGGGAATGGTTTTACCTTTCCGCTTCAAACCTTTCTGTTTGCGATGGCGATTAAAACCGTATATCAGAGTAAAGGTATCAAAACCTCCTTTGATGGTAATAACATGAATGCTAGTGTGTTTGGTGATGATATTATAGTCCGTCAGGACTGTTTTTTCACTATCAATCAATTACTGGTACGTCTTGGCTTTACCGTGAACGCTAGCAAATCGTTCAATAGCGGTTCTTTTCGTGAGTCTTGTGGTTTCGATTACTGGAAGGGCAGAAATGTTCGACCTGTATTTATCGACTCGCTAGAGACCCCTCAAGACGTGTATTCTACATTCAACCGCTTAGCGCGGTGGAGTGCGGAAAATAGGATACCGCTTGGCCATACGTTATCATTGCTTAAGAACTGGGCACCATTTTTACCGGTGCCTTTTTCCTGGGCTGATGACTCTGGCTTTAAAGTTCCTGTTCTCCATGCCCCTAAGCGCTTTAATGGCTCGTATTGGCGCAAATTTAATTATTTGCAACCAATTAGTACGGTCCAAGCAGTGCCTGTAGGCCTCCCTGATGCAATTTCTCTCAAATACAAGGATTTTAATCCTTATGGCTGGGAGTGCTGCTTCTTGGGAGGTTACGCGCGCAACCCGG